TCTGCATTCCGTTGGCTTTCTCAAAATCAATATCTCTTGCAGTTACGCCCAAAGTGCCGGTATATCCTTTGTCGTTTATGATGTTCAATTGAAGCTCTCCGTCTCCATAAATACCTTGCGTTGCCAAATCTCGGTCTAAACTTACTTTTGTAAGCCAAGCCAAAGGCTCTACGGTACTACCGCCTGCAATTTGGTATTTTCCGTTCTTGACATTAAATTGCGCCAAGACTTTTCCTGTTTTGCTCATTGTCTAGTTCTCCTTTATATAATTAATTGTTAAGTTCCAAGTATGTTGTGATACTTTCATACTTGGGTCATAGCCAAGATTGTAACTGTCATAGTGCCTATCGCCCAAAACTTCCTCAACCTTAGCTTTGTTAATGTTGTGTAAATCAGTTGTTCTTGTTGCTGTGCCTTTTGTGACTAAGATAATATCGCAATCGCTTTGTCTAATCCTTGCTCCGCCGTCTCCGCTCATTGCTACGCTGTTGCTCATATCGGTTCTCAAAAGAATATAGCTATCAGGCATACTGTTTTCGTCCTCGTCCATAACTTCTTTGTAAATCTCGATGTCATCAGCTAACGGCTTAACAATATCCCATAATGCGCTCATCGGGTCTTTATTCATCGCCTACCTCCTCGGGGTCTGTAGGTTCCTCGGGGTTAAGCCACTTTTCAATAGCATCTTTGATTTCTCCGTCCGTTAATCTTTGGACATTCAAAAGCATTTCGGTAGGACTTTTCGCCTTGCTTATGCTTTTAATTTCATAAAGCGTATTATCAAAGTATAGATACTTTTCATTGCTGTAATGCACCCTATTGACTATCACGCTGTATGCCAAGTTAAAACCTTGCGACTGCCCTAACTGTGCCGTCTGCACTCCAACAAGCTCAACTGTGCTAACTAGCTTCTTAGCGTGTTCAACTTCCTTTACTCTGTCGCCAGTTTCAGGGTCCAACACGCTTTTTATATCAGCTAGTACTACCATTTTTTTTCCTGTAATCATATCCGCTCACCTTTTGTTTGTGCGGACAATAGACATTTCAACAAGTTAAGAGTGGGATTGTCAGCAATGCCCTCTTTGTCCATAAGTTTTTCAGCATAAAGAACAATCGCAGCCATTCCCACTTCAGTATCCAATACATCTTCCGATATATCTTCAGCTAGCAGGCTTGCTTTCGCTATTGTTATAAAATTATTATAATAATCGTCTAGTTCTGTGCTTGTCGATAAGTCGCCTATTGTCTTTTTGAACATTGCCAACAATTCACTCATTTTTATTTACCTCTTAAGTTTGTCCAGTTGTACCGCTTGCGGGTATCGTCACTACTATAAATCCGTTAGGAACTATTACATTACCGCCGGCGGTAACGCTACCCAAAACGGATATTAATCCCTCTGCAAACTTATAATCTCTAGACACTTCGATTGTGTAATCGCCAAACAACGCAAGCTCAAAGTTTTTCGGGGAACCGTATATCATAGTTTGAATTGCGGTATCGGTCTGCGCTGTGCCAGATAGCTCGGTCAAAGTGGGAACGATACAATAAGGAACTGAAAGTCCGCCGTCTTTGATTATGCCAATATTAGGATTGGTCGTGTCGGGTGTTATTTCATATACCGCTTTCTTTTCGCTAGTTCCTCTAACATCACCAAAGGCAATAAGGTCTTTTTTGTTTAGATACAGAACAGCGTTGCCGTAAACATTAGCATCACCGCCATAGCTAAGCACAATGTTTCGAAGTGTACTTTCTGTAATTGCTCCTGTTTTTGTGGCTGTACCTGTAAGCATTTTATTCTCTGCACTTGCTACCAAAGTTTGGAACATAGGAACATCCGAATCATCTACAGACGTTTTAATTTTTGCCACAATATCACCAGCCAGTTTGACCTTGAGTGCGGTTAATGCGCTTCTTTGCACTTTTTCTAAATAGTTAAGAGGCGTTACTTTCTCCAACTCTTTGGATACATATGTAGTTACTGCAACTTCAGCAGGTGAAATTGTTACTGTTCCAAAAGTTGGTGCGCTTTCCGATTGTGCCTCTCCATCAGTTTTTGTGGTCGCTGCCGAATGAGTCCTTAAAAAGCTCTCCTTGAAAGCTCCTGCTCCTGTCATATCAACAACTTGTACTTGGTCAAGTATCGAAACCTGAGTATTAAAAGGTTCGCCTATGCCATTGACTTTGGTGGGCTTTGCTATTCCAGCACTTGCTACTAATACGCTTCTAACTTCTTGTGCAGGGATTGTTACCCTTTTTTCTTTCTTAAAAGATGCAATTATGGCATCTCTCTTTTCGTTGTTAATTAAATAATCGTTCATTTTTCTTTGTTCTCCTTGTTTTTCATTTTCTTTTTGTAACTCTTTTTGCCTTGCTTCACACTCGGCAATTTTTTGATTAATGTTTTCGACTTCGGCTCTCGCTTCGTCTACTTCGTCACTGGTTATCGTTGAACGATGCTCCAATGCCTTGCGTTTGATTTCTTCCTTGCGTTTCTTTAATTCCTCTAATTCTAGGTTAAGATTTCGCAATTCTTCAATTCTCTTGTCCATTTTACAACCTCTCCAATTCTTTTAATTTTTGCTCCAAGTCCGCTCTCGCTTTCTTCGCTGCCTCGTCCTCGGTATCGCCGTCTTGCTCGGTTTTCTCCCCTTGCTCGTCCGTACGATTATTATCCATAGCAACAACACTTGCTTCCCCATAAGCAGGGAATGGTGTTATTGTTATTTCCCATAGCTTTGTAATGTTGTTGACAACTCGCTTTGCTATCTCGTTTTCGGTCGCTTCTGTCCAAGTATCGCCTTCGCAATTAAAACCGAACGACATGCCGTCAACAATCCCACTTTCAACAAGGTTATACCAATCTCTCGCATACTGCGTGTTGGGTAGTTCGCACTCAAAGAACAAGCCTGTTTCATCAACTTCAAGCCGTACATTCCTTCCTGCCCGACCCAAAACATTGTCAGGGTTATGCCCTACCATTAAATAAACATCGCTTAGGTCTGTATTATCCAATGCGTGCGGTGCTATTGTTTCTTCCCACTCGCCATACCAACTTCTTATTTTCGTTGGTGTATTAAACAAAATAGGATAGCCCCTAAGTATCATTTTCTTAGGCGCGCCCTCTACTGCTCTTACTTCGGCTTTAATATCAACACTTCTGTAATTATCAAGCCGTTTAATCGTTTTCTTTTCCATTGTCGTTCTCCTTTATTTTTGTTAAGCCTTTTTGTGCGGCTTGCATTTCATTGACTAACTTTATATCAAGGGTATCAGCAGTTACTCTTGTCATCTGCCCCAACCCGTCAGGAAGCGGCGGCAATCCTATCATTTCCCTTGCGTCATCAATCGTTAAAACTCCTTGCCGTAATCCGACATTAAATAACGCTGCCTTTGCGGACATTGTGCCGATTGTTAAGTTGAATGTATCAAACTCTATCCTGTTGCCGAACTCTATCTCTCTTTGCGTAAACAACTTGCTTGTTAGCTCTTGCTCAATCTGTAAAGCTAGTGGGTCAAGCTTATTCTTTACAAGCAGTTGATACTCAACCTCCGTTGCCTTGTTATTAATAATCGACTCCGTTATCCCAAAGTAGTTGTAAACAATATTGATAACAAACTGCATTAGTTCACGATTAACATCATTTTCTTGCCAATTTACGGGTGTTATTTGCCATTGTCCGTCTAGGTAGCTGACGCCTTGAACATTGTTGTCCATATTCAGCGCAAAGTCAGCCATTACGCCTTTGCGGTCTTTTTCTTTCAATAACCCGCTGGCACTTGACTTCCCTTGTAAAAACGCTCTAACCTTATTAGGTTTCGCAACATTGATTGCCTGCTCGGCTAAAGACTGAACAACAGTTTCATAAAGTCCTAAATTGTTTCTTGCTCCGCCTGTTATGCTTGCAAAACGGTTAAGGTAAATTATTTTGGATAAGTCATAGGTCTTGCCGGTTGTTAGAAACTTTACATTCGCCGTATCTCCGTTGAGTTCAAACTCGAAGCTGTCTGACGGCAACAAATACAAATGCTTTAAGTTGCCTGTTGTCATATCCCAAATTGGCTCAATAAAAACATTGTTCTCAAGCATTAATCTTGTAACAACATCTTTCCAAAATTGCGTTGCATTCTGTAACGGGTTTGCTCGTAAGTTTATAACCCTTGACATTTGATTGTCGATGTATGTAATATTTCCGCTCCTGTCCACTCGCTCCACATATTTTGGAATTGATGAGAATATATCCGCAAAGCACTCAATAGCTGTACGGACTTCGGGAATGTCATATATCTTGCTTGCATAACTTCGTGCAAATAGTCCTATGTTTCCGCCGTAATATTCTTTTATTATCGTTCTCAACTCGGGTTTCTTCCGTTTGAAGATGTCTAAAAATCCCATTGCTTGCTCCTATATCGTAAATAAATCTGCTAGTGCAGTCCTGTATTCTTCCAATTCTTTTGCTCTTTGATAGGCAACAAAAGCATTGAATACACCTATCGCCCCGTCTATGTGACCTGTAGATTTTGCCTTGTGCGGCGATAGATTGTTGTTTGCATCTTGCCTAATTTTCAAGTTATAAAAGCAGTACGGCAATAATTTGTTTGACTTGTCAAAAACCAACGCTCCGCTCTCAAACAAGCTCCTTATAATCTTGATAGGCTCGCTTAAAGTCCAACCGCCCTGTGCAACTTCTGTAAGCACTCCGTAATCACGCTTTACAAGGTCATCTTCCTTGATTGTCTTTTCGTGACTAAAACCATTCTCTTGCATATCAGTCAGCCATTCTTTTGACAATGCTCGGTCATATCCAATTTTTAAGAAGTTGATTTTGTATTCATCTCGCAATTTAACAAACCATTGCGTTACATACTCCTTTTGAACATACGCTCCGGGCGTTATTATCACAAGGCGACTTGTAATCTCGTCATTCGTGTTCAAGTTAGTCATTGACTGATAGTCTTGTTTATCTTTTCGGCTGTTTCTTTCGATAACTTCCTCGGCTATAAAATAGGCTTGTAAGTATCTAAACTTGCCGTCATTGCTTAATATTTGTGCGGTCGCATTGCATAAGTCGGTAGTTTCCGCAAGGTCAACTCCTCCAACTGCGTACGTGTCAAAGTACTCTTCTCGCTTAATCTCTCGCATTGAATTTTTAATCGCTATCATATCGAAGTAGTCAATGCCTGCCCCGATTTGTCTATTTAAGTGTTTTGCAATAAAGGTGTTAAGCGTAACGGGGTCGTTTTTCATTGCTTCAAACTGTTCACGCAAAAACGACATTGTTGGTCTACCCTCGTACATTGCAGGGTTCGCTTTTATCCAGCAACTTTCATCTTTGTAATCGTCTGTATCGTCAATGCCGAACATTAGCGCAAATATTCTGTCATTTGCTCCAAGTCTTTTTTTCCTTAAAAATTTTCTATTGCGCTCTAGTAGGCTTTCGTAAAGGCTTTCGGGTGTAACTCCTGCCGATGATATAACAATCATCATAGGCTGTTCTCTTGCGCCCATACCAGTCTTTAACGCTATGTATTGATTGTGCTTTGTTATTTCGTGTGCTTCGTTAACCACACCAACGCTTGGGTTGCTACCGTCTTTTCCTTTTGTGCGACCGCTTAAATACTCAATCTTGCCACCGTTCATCTTGCACTCAATATACTTCTCTGTCTTTTTCACAGTAAATATTGCGTCAAGTGGCTTTCTCTCAACCTCCGCCCTTACTATGTCATAAGTTCGCTTTGACTGCTTTTCATTCTCCGCAACAATTTGACACCAAGAATTAGGCTCTTTTTCCATTCCTGTAAACCAAGCAATCAGCGGGACAATAAAAGTATCCTTGCCCCATTTTCTTGCTACGAATAAGTTCATTTCCTTAAAGTAACGAACATATTTATTGCTTGTCTTGTCGTATGTCTTTATGCCTAATATGCAGGCCACAATATACTTCTGCTCTCTGTTAAGATCTATCGGCTTACCCGCCCACTGCCCCTCTCGGTGCTTGAATAACCTTGCGAATTTTTGAAACGCTATCGGGTCAGCCTCTTTGTAATATATATTTTTGCGTGAGATAAGCTCCTTGATTTGCCGAACATTGTCTTTGATATCTAAGCAAAAATCTTGCGGTCTATTCTCTACAACCTTTATAAAGTCAGTTATCCACTTAAGCATCTTCCTTGTTTCCTATTAAAAAAGGACTTGTTTTTTAATAAATCCTTTTGGTTTGGGTTTTATGTTGATTATTTTTTAAACTCTATAAATGGTTCACCAACAACATCGTCATCGTTATTTGAATTTGTGCGAGCACCTATCCCTGTGTCTACTTGGTGCGAAAGTCTTATGTCTTTTAAATATTCGGCTTTTATATCTTTCTCTTCCAAATATTTAATAATATCCGTAGCAATAGGATAGCGTACATTTCCTACATTCAAAACACAAACGGCTCCTTTTTTCATGGTAAAAAGAATCTTGTCTAGCATTACATATAAAAAGTTTTCTCGCCAGTCTTCATAACTCGTTTTGTTTTTATAACTCTGAGTTGACTCATCTGAATAAAGTTCTGTATCGTAATATGGCGGTGAAGTAAAAACAAAATCAAAATAACTTTCTTTTAAATCAGTGTTTTCAAAACATCCATTTATTGTTTTA